GCCGAGTAAAGGTCATCTAATACCGATGGAGTTGGTTAATAAGATACTTCTAATGAGAGAACCGCATCCAGTGGCGAAGTTGATTAAGGAGAGAAATACTGATGTTTTTTATATAGAATGGCGTAATAAGAATACGGGTTTTATAGGTCGTGGTGAATCGATGATGATAGATAATTCAAAAAAACATAATGGTGTTGAATACTGGCAAAGTCATATTAGAGATATGAACGTAAAATATCCAGGACTGCATCATATACTGGTATTCCCGTATATTTAAAAATATAAGAAATAAAAAGTAAAATGACCCTGGAGTATTTTGAATACGAAGACAGAGACTATTACGCTTACAGTATATACGATCACAAAAAAAAAGGATGGATTTCTAAGGAGAGAGTACCGAAAGAGAATGTGTTGTATTTGATGAGATCGATTAGAGAATTCGTAAAAAAAAACAACATGCCGTTCCGCGTATTTCCGATATCTAACGAAAGGATATGCGTTAGAAATTGCGTAGAGATTTTAGAATCTAAAGATAGAGTATTGTACAAGTCTATATTAAAGACTACAAATATGTACAGATATTCGAATCCCGTCTGGGACCTGAAAGCTTTGTGCTATTACTTTTACGAATGCGATGATATAATTGACGTATCTTTTGACAAAAATAAGATAAAGGAAGCATTTCAGGAATACGCCCAAAAACACGAAAATGTGGTATGGAGCGATAGTCTAATAGTTTAACATAGACGCCTTTTACGGCACGTAATAACAACTTTACTAAACAATATGGCAACAATGACAACAGACCTAAACGAAGTACCTTTTCTAACGTCAAAGTTGAACGTGTATAGATACAACCAGTTAAACGGTATGGATCAGCCGATGACGCCGATGACGCACGTTCCTCCAGAAAAGATGTGTCTTGCAATGGATAAGGTTCGAAAATTCATCGAACTGAATGACCTGAAGTTTGAGATATGTCCGATAAGCGAAAAAAGAATTTGCATTCGGGAAATGCCGGGTGATATTTCAGAAGATACGGAAGGAGCTCTGCACGAGGCGATATTTGAAACTACGGGATTTCAGAGAAAGATTGACAGGTGGGGATCGAGAATTTTGTGTTGGTGCGGATACGAAACGCAAGAAATAAACACGAATTTTGACGTGAATGAAATAAAAACCAATTACGAAAAGTACAAGATGGATTACGAAGGTGCGAAAGAGTGGTCCTACGATTGGATAAAGCCAGCGAGGCCCACAATGGTAAAATCTGCAGCAAAAATGTAAGTTAAACACGCAAAAAAAAGATTTAAAAAACTGCCTCAGCAGTAAAATAAAAAGAGAGAGACACACGGGTCCTATGATCTAGCGGTTATGATTCTGGTTTTTGATACCAGCCACCTGGGTTCGAATCCCAGTAGGACCTTTAAACCTGGGTAGCTCAGTAGGTAGAGCGCGGGCCTTTTATTAGCAAAATGCTAGCCCGTGGTCGTGGGTTCGATCCCCACCTCAGGTGTAGGTGCAAAGCACCATAGACCTCGTTATGTCTATAAACTAACGCCCTTAATAAGGGAACTGCTCCATTAGCTCAGTTGGTAGAGCGTGTCACTAGTAATGATAAGGTCTGTGGTTCAAATCCGCAATGGAGCTCCGTCCTCTTTCGTCCAGTGGTTAGGATACCTCGTTTTCACCGAGGAGACACGGGTTCGATCCCCGTAGGAGGAGCCAATCTCTCGTAGCTCAGTTGGTTAGAGCATACGGCTGTTAACCGTAGGGTCGCAGGTTCGAATCCTGCCGGGAGAGTAAGACGATGATAAGTCTATAAATTGTCATTTCTCGTGTCGTATAGTGGTTAGTATCTATCGCTGTCACCGATAGGACCAGGGTTCGATTCCCTGCGCGAGAGCCAAAAAGCTGCTGTGCCCGAGTGGTCTAAGGGGGAGGTCTTAAGATCCTCTGTATTCGTACGCGTGGGTTCAAATCCCATCGGCAGCATAAGACCTTGCAGCAAGTCTATAAACTGTTAAGCAACAAAGCTGCTGTGCCCGAGAGGTCTAAGGGGGAGGTCTCAAGATCCTCTGTATTCGTACGCGTGGGTTCGAATCCCATCGGCAGTATTATCGTTGTTCTAGTGGCGCAATGGATAGCGCGTCCGACTTCTAATCGGGAGGTTGTGGGTTCGAGTCCCACCTAGAATATTTGCTCTCATAGCTCAGTTGGTTAGAGCATCCGTCTTATGAGCGGAAGGTCGCGGGTTCGAACCCCGTTGAGAGTATTATTGTTGAGAATAAAATAAAATGTTTATTGTTAACAATAATAATTTATGTACGGATTTAAGTTTGATAAGAAATCCGCGATGTGGATTCTAACTTGGTTTTGCCTTGCTGTAGGGATAAGTTACGCTATTGTAACTATACCTAAGATAGTGAAGAATTCTTTTATTTTTATAGGACAGCCTGTTTTGGCCGAAACGGTTACTAATTTACTTTTCGGTTTGCTTGTGCCTGTCGCGTGGCTTGTGTGGTACTTGTCAAAGCCGAGCTGTGTTAGTGGAACTACTTTAGTAGACTTTTTGTATTTCATCGTAGGTGGTCCGTTTTACGTGGCTGCTCGTCTTACCGATAAGAGCTGTATAAAGGCCAAGTAATGTTAAGGGCGATTATAATCCCAAGCTTCTTTGGGAGCTTCTGTGATAATATTAGGTTTTTCGGTTGTCATTTTAATCATTTTTAGTACGGTTTTAAGAATAGTATCGGAATCTTGTAATACGGAGTCGTTTATGTGTTGTAGGGTATTTATTTCGACGTAAGTTAGTTTGTTTGCATCCATAGATGTTTCGAGAAGTATTTTGATGTGAAAGTTTAATTGTGGGTTGTTGAGGTCGAGATGTTGGCCTTGTTCCAGGAGTTTTTTGTCCATTCTTATCCCGTTAATTGTTGTGTAATAAGACATTTTATTACAAATACGAAATAAATTAAATTCCAAATAAAAAGACTTAAACAAAAGTCCTTTTATTTGCAAACAGCAGTGCATGCCCCAGAAAGTTTACGCTCACGCAAAAAGCAAAGCCGAACTTAACAGAAGATTAAATAAAGGCGAGCAAATAGAAGTCACGGAATATAACTTCTTTAACCCAGACGGATACATTACGCGCCATATTTTGAATACGCTCGACCACGAATGCGTCGTTGCTATATTTTCAACTTGGATTCAGGACAACTCAAGTAGTAACACGGTACCGCAGCCAAAAGCGTGGGGTACTTATATGCCAATAAGGAAATTGGTATTGTGATATATATTTGAAAAGGAATGGAATGCATTTAAATACTCGCAACTTATAAAAATAAAACATATTTAATGGATCCGTTAGATATCATACCTCCTGGCTGGGAAGAGCTTTGGGAACAAGAAACTAAGAAAGGATATTTAAAGCCGCTTTTAGAAAAAGTTAAGCTGGAATACGAGGACGATAACCGAGTTCATCAGGAAATTTTCCCACCAAAGGATTGTATTTTAAGAATTTTTAATATTATGCGTCCTGAAGAAATTAAAGCGGTTATTTTGGGACAGGACCCATATCACGAAAAGAACCAAGCGGACGGCCTTGCTTTTTCTTTCAAGGGCGCGGGAAGAATTCCTCCCAGTTTAAGAAATATACTTTTGGAATTGGAAACTCGAGATATGAACGGTAAAAATACGGAAACCGACCTTACAAGTTGGACCAAGAGCGGTGTGTTCTTATTAAACAGCATTCTCACAGTTAAAGAAGGAAAACCTCTTTCGCATCAGTATATAGGTTGGGAAAGATTTACGGACGCCGTGATAAAATATATAAGTGATAATAGTTCTGATATAACTTTTTTGATGTGGGGAAAACACGCTCACGATAAATCTGGCCTTATTTGCGATAGTCGCGGACATACGATAGATCGCACTAGTCATCCGTCGCCTCTTTCGGCTAAGAGAAGTTCTGGAGGATATCGTCCGTTTTTAGGTTCTAGGTGTTTCCATGTGTTGAAAGAAAACGCGGGAGTTAATTTGATGCCGTACGATGAAATATAATGGAGTTACGAAATTTGGCAAGTGTCGTTGTTCTTTTCTAATTTTTTTTTAAGAATTGCGTATTCGATTTTTAATGTGCGCAAATTATTTTTTAAGGTTTCTTTTTCTATTTCGAGGTTAGCAATTCGGCTAGACTCTCGAATTGCGTTTTCTTCTATTATTTTTTCTAGAAGTTTTATTTTTTCAATTGGATTTTCTCCGTATTCATTCATCGTTATTATTAAAATAAAATATATTCTATTAATAATTAAAATGGCATTCCAACAAACAAAACAATACGTAGAAAGAGCAACAGGAGGCTCAGGAGATGCGGGAAGAGCTACGCGAAGAAACTTAGGAATTGCGGGTCTATTGATGATGATTATATCTATACTGGTATGGTTTTACATATCCGGAAAAGCCAATGAAGCAAAAGAAGCGTTCACAAAGGCAAAGCAAGACGACACTGCCGCAGGCAGTGGTAGCGAAAACCTAGACGATGTTAAACAATACATCCAAATCGCCGCCGCGTCCGTCCTGCCGCCCGACACCGCCGATAAGGCTTATTCGATGATATCAGACAATTATTGGCCTACCACCTTGATGAGTGTTTTGGGCTTTGTTGTAGGGTTAGCGTTTTTCCTGACTTACGTTCTTATAGGATCAAAGCCAGGACGAGGATTTTAAAGAAACTTGCACAACTACACTAAATATAAACTATTCTACTTCACAACAAACAACAAAAAGAAAAAATCGACAATAATTTTTAAAATTGTTGTCGATGAATTCTTTAAAAAAGAACCCAACCGTTATAAATGCAAAATATATTACGGACCAGTGGTTTCCGGTCCGTAAGCTCCTTGCGCCGTGAGAAGAGCCGCAGTACTTCCAACGACTACAAGGGTGATGACCCATCCGACGATAGTTTTAAAAACGACGACCCTATTCATTCCAGAGCACGTTTTGGGATTTTCAAGCGCCGCAACGCCCATAGTGGCCCCTATCTGGCAGTGAGTCGTGCTGAGCGGTATTTCAAGTCTGCTTCCAGTTATTATAACTAACGCCGAAGCCAATTCGATAGCAACGCCGCGAGAAGGTGTTATTTTGCAGAGTTTGAGGCCAATGGCTTGAATAATTTTGTATCCGTAAAGTGCCAAACCGAGAGCGATGCCTGCGCCGCCGAGTGCCAAAATCCAGTAAGCGTCGGTTCCCAATTCGCTTTTTTTGTTGACTTCGTTTTCTCGAGAAATAATATAAATTGCGGCGAATGGACCAATGGCGTTTGCGACGTCGTTTGCCCCGTGGCTGAAAGAGTCGCATATAGCGGTAAAAACTTGCAGAGATTTGAATAGTTCTTCTGTTTTGGGTTCGAATTTTTCGGCAGAATCGTGAATGGCGAGAACATTTTCGTCGGAAGCGATAACTTCGTTTATGTCTATTTTTAGGGATTGATTAACGTACTTTACTAAACCAGTACAGTCTTTCTTTTCTAAGCAGTCGCTCATACAACAAAAACAACAAGCGTCTTCGGTATTATTATTGTCTGGTTCTGAAGTTGATGCGGTTTCTGATGTTTTATTTGCTCCTCTTCTTGATTTATCATTGCTTCCGCTATTATTGTCTTTTTGTTGGTCTATTCTTTCGGAAACTCTGTTTTTAATATAACTTGTGAGAGGTATAACGGTCAAAGCAGAAACTCCACCAAGACCAAACGACCAAGCGCAGGCTGTCTCGATGGGGGTATCGTCTAGACCCAATCCTTTTGCGCCCTTATAAACTATGTAAAATGTATTTAATGTAACTGTAGTCCCAACCATTATTGGGAAAACGTAACTACTTCTAGAGAAACTATCTTGAGATCTCAAAAAACACGTTCTTAAAATTCCAAATAAAGAACCGGAAAGTATAGCCGAAAAAACAGGCGAAACAACCCACGACGCCACAATTCCCGCAACCCCTCCTATAAAAGGAAACGTGTCTTTTTCTTGATACCAAATAACACAATCGCTACCTTTCAATGCTAGTGTCATACCAATAATACCACCAACACAAGAATGCGTTGTACTAACAGGCATTTCGTATTTAGAGGCTATGAATAACCACAGAGCTACAGAAAAACAAACCCACATACTCCCGTACATTAGAGAACCAGGGTCGTCTTCAAAGCATTTATAGTCAGCGATTCCTTTCCTTATTGTTTTTGTTACGTGAGACCCCATTAAAATAGCTCCTCCAGCTTCGAAAATACTGGCTAATATAACAGCCTGCCTTATTGTTAAAGATTTAGAACCTATAGATGTAGCGTAAGCATTTGCGACATCGTTCGCTCCTATACCCATAGCAGCAACAAAGGCGAATATACCGCCAGTTACAACAATCCAAAAATACATTACAAAGCTTATACTTTATTTTAAAGATTTTTTTTTTGTTTTTAATATTGTGACGCGTATTTATGTAGAAGCCCAGTCAAGCGGCCCGTAATCTGTCGTGAAATCTATCTGGTTGAGTTTCAATCTGATAGCTATAACAAATGAAAAGCCTAAAATTGTTACTAAATATAAGCTAGTTGTTTTCGGAAGAGTGTAGCTGTGATAGAATATGTAGCAAGTATCCTTTATAAATTCGTCAAAGGTTTTTATTAGCCACCAGGTATCCTGGCTTCCCGCACTTCCAGGACTTCCCGAACTTTTCGTTACTATTCCCCAGTAATCAGTAGAATGGGTACTTAAATCATCGTACCAATCTTTGCAAGTATCTGAAGCGTAGTTATACATATAAATACTGATGAGCTTGTTAATTAATAGAGCTACACACATAGTTAGAGCTATTATGAATATAATTTGCTCTCCGTAACCTGGGAAAACTCTATTTTGCAGAGAAAGTAGTTTTGTTACAACTAGACCCATACCCAACATTAAACTGTACCACAATGAAGAGGATATGTTTATATTTTCGTTGTATAACATCATGTATATTAATTTTTTCCAGTATGGCAGTTCTTCTATTCCTACGGGGGACCCGGTATTTGTCCCTGCTAGATATTCGTCCATTTGAAAGGTGCGTATAAGTACAGGGACGATGTATTGAATTAAAAGGATGATAAGCGTCGTTATGACGTGTATTTTTAAAAGGTAATAGGTCATTTATATATATATAAATATAATTTTATTGTATACTCAACGCTTTATGTTGAAGGCTTTTATTCTTAGGTGTTTGGCGTGCAACGCTGGCATTGTGTCTTCTTATCCTTTAGAAACTTTAAAAGTATCTCAACAAACAAACGACGATATAGAAATGATGGCCGGGATCCAAGCACCCATAATTTTCAGCAGTGTCACCAACGGACTTAGATTCCATATTTATAACACTCTCAAATCCTACTCTTTTGTATTTGCTCTGTTGTTAGCGGGTTCGGTGAGCGGCATCTTAGAATTCCCTCACCAATCTATCAAGCTAAAACTTCAAGTTGGAAAAAAACTGGTATCGGGGGGGCAAAGTATCATTTTCTTCAAAGAATTGTTCGGGACTATAATACACTTTTCAGTATTCAACTTATTAACCAACGAATACTCGAGCGACTTAGAAATAGCGTTGTACGGCGGTTTATCTGCAGTTATCGGCATGACTATCGTTTACCCTTACGACACCATTTTCGTAAATTATAAAATAAACAACGTGGAACCCTTCCTAACTCTCACGAGAAATGGTGTTTGGAAGGGATACATCTTTAACTTGTTAAAAACTTTCGTCGGTTACGGGGTTACCATGTTTTTACAGTCAAAGATCGTTTAAACGTGATTTATTATACAAAACCCCAAAAAATAGTACCTCAGAAACTTACTTTAAGAGACCGCCCCGATTTAACGATAAACACAACATGACGACCCGCGTTTTTCCAGAAAACGCTCAACTCGTACAAGAAAACTCAAAGCAATACGTCATATTCCCAAAAGGCGGAACAGGCGTAATGCTAGCAGACAAGCTCTATCACACAACCGGAGATAAAGCCGGTCAGAGAGTTAAGCTGACGGAAAAGTTGCTGAACCAATTCTCTTGCACCCAACCGGGACAAGGCTGGTACGCAAGCGAAAAATTCGACGGATTAAGAGGCATATGGACGGGTCAAGAGTTGGTCGCGCGACCATCAAAAGACAAAGACGGAAATATGAAAGGCAAAGTTTTTACGGAAGTCCCTTCTTGGTTTAAAGAAGCTCTTCCTCGAGGCGTGTCTTTAGACGGAGAAATATGGATGGGACGAGGAAAATTCCAACAAGTAGCAGGGCTAAGCAACCTTAAGATTTCTAAAAAACAAACTGTAGACGACATAAGCAAATTATGGAAAGGCGTCAAGTTCATGATCTTCGATTGTCCGTCCGACACGGGACCATTCAAAGAACGAATGCAAAGGCTTACAGCCTTAGTCGACAACCTTCGTTCGCAGTGGCAATCTAATAAAAGGGATATCGAATTCCCATTAGAAATCGTATCGAACTATCTCGTCAAAGACGACGATTTTCTAATGAAATTGTACCGTAAGCTCACAGAGGCAGGCGCAGAAGGTTTGATGCTACGAGGTCCTAATAATTTATACGAGACGAAGCGGAGCAAGATGCTGTTAAAGATGAAGGTGCAGGACGACGCAGAGGCAGTTGTTCTAGAATATTTGCCAGGAACTGGTAAGTACGATAGGGCGTCGAGTAATCCGTCGTATTTTATGTTGGGGGCGATGAAGTGTAAGATGGCGAATGGCGTTGAGTTTAATATTGGGACGGGGTTGTCTGATGAAATACGGTTAAATTATTGGGACGAAGAGTATTCTCATTACATACCGATAGGTGGAACGGTTAATTTCAGCTATATGGAGTTGACAGACGAAGGAATTCCGCGACATCCTGCGTATAGAGGCGTCAGGACGGACGTAACGATAAATGCTCCAGCGCCGGAGGATGGAGACTACGCCGAAATTATAAATAAGTGTTTGCAGGATATATCGGATTCCGTACGATCGAGCAGAGAATCGAATTACGCGTTTAAGGTGGCAAAATACAACAAAGCGATCGCCGCCTTTAAAAATGCCGAACGAATTTCGTCTGTGGCGGACGCGCTTCAAGCCCTTCGCGACTCGGGAGAAAAACTAGAAAAGGAAAAACCAGAAAAACCAACTTCTTCGATATTGAAGAAGGTGGAAGAAATAATCAAAACCGGAGCCTGCGCAGAAGCCAACAAGGCTCGAAACAACCCCAGAAACAAAGCCGTCAGAGAACTCACAAAAATACAGCAAGTGGGCGAGGCAAAAGCCGTAAAACTCTACGAAGAATTTTCGGTTCAAACCCCTGACGAACTTTTAGAAAACCAAAACGCATTTGCCACGCTAACGGACGCTCAAAAACTGGGGCTACAGTTCCTACGAGACCTGTCCCACAAAATTCCGCGAAGCGAGATGGACCAATGGAACGCGGCGCTTGGTGAAATAGCAACTGGAGTAATGTCGGGTTCTTACAGAAGAAACAAGAGCGAAAGCGGAGACGTGGATTATCTTCTTTGCGGCGGAGATAAGGTGATATCGGTATTTGTGGCGAAGCTTGAAAAGAGCAAAAAAGTTGAGGTGTTGGGGGCTTTTTGCAAAGGAGAAGCGCAGTGGCAGGGGGTCGCAAAGCTGCGAAAGAAAGGTTCCTTGGCGAGGCACGTGGACATATTCTGTTATCCGAAGGAGACGATTGGGTACGCGATACTGCACGCAACGGGGAGCGGGAACTTCAACATAAGTTGTCGTCAAAAGGCCATAGAGAAAGGGTACAGTTTATCGCAGTACGGGCTGACTCCTAAGCCAAAAGAATTGAAGCTTAGGGGTCCCCCGGAAGAGGACGAGCGAAAGATATTGGAGTTTATAGGAGTAGGGTACGTGGAGCCGCAGGATAGGGTTTAGAGTATGTGTATTCTGGAAATACCAGATAAAATATTGGTGCTGACGTCTTGTAAGTTAAAATTTTTGGATTCGTATATTATGTTGTTTATAATTTCGGTGAGTATAAGTTGGGTGATGAGGAGTTTGTGAAAGCTTGGAAAATCTTCGCAAGCGTTGAGCTGTGTTTTGCGGAAGGTATATTCGTAATCGCCTGTTTTTAAAGTTATCCATCTAAAATCGTCGTCGATATCGTAAATGATTCTTTGGCCCTGTAATTTATTGGAGTTCCACGGTATTTCAACGCTTGGGAATATGGGTGTTTTTAGTTTGATGCCTTTGTATTTGTTCCATACTACGTGTGCGGTGTTTGGGTTTTCTTTGAATTTTGTGACGAAACCTGTTTTTTGTTGTTCTATGCCGAAAAAAAGGATGGGGTGTAGCTCTTTGTAGTATGTTATTTTTTCGTAATTGACGTCGAATTTAATGTTCGTGGATTGGTACGACGGATTGTTTGAAAAAAAAAGAGTCCACGTCCCGCACATTTTAATCGGGAACTTCATTATTATTTATTTTCCACTAATTTAGTATACCGATATGGTTTTATACCCCTTTACGATAAAATATAGTCTGTTAAACCCTATATTTTATCGCGTACCCCAAGAAATATCAAGAGAAATCCTAAAATTCATCGACCCCGTCAAACTCGCCGCCGGTTCCCGATCCCGCTTCATTCGAAAACGCGGCCTCCCAAAATTCAGATGGTGCTCAAATTGCGGCGAGTATTTGTGTAACAAAACAGAGTGGGTATTCCTGTATAATTACACGGACACGGACGCAAATTCGGACTTGATTTTCTATAGATGCAATTCTTGCGATAATTCGAATGCGATTTGCTTGTAATTGCTGTTATAATTTTACAATAAGATGCACTCTATAAAAAAAATGCGCTTGGAAATAATATTTAAAAAAATCAGCTATAATTAAGATTAATTATGCCTCAACTAACATCGCTCGACGTTCCTATACCTTGGAATATTCGCACAGACGCAAACGGTAATTACGACGTAAACGAAGGAATTGTTTTTATCACTTCTCCGGCCCAAACAAGGGCGAGCCTATTTAACAGAATAGAGGCGTCGCTCTCTGTAAGCCCGCCGTCTTCTTATAGTAAATTCACTTTGACATTGATATCGCTATTCGGTATTAGAAACCCGCCTGAGGCTTTGCCTTTTAAGAATTTGCAGGTTTCTTGCAGAGAAGCGTTCAAGTTGCGAATGTTTATCGAATTTTTATATGAAATTTACGCAAATTTACTTAGCGGGCCCAACGAAACTCTCCCCGAAATACCAGGGTTTGCGGGCCCAAACTTCGACAGGACAGTTATCGCCCACTTGCGCGACTCTGACTATATGAATACCGAGGACACTATTTTGTATTCTTACGCAATTTTCGCCTATTTGTATTGGGCCGTAATTAACGGCTACGGGCCGCACGAAACCGGCACCATCTTAATGAATAACCGACACATAAAACAACGCATTTCCGAAATAGAAAACGAACAAAGAGAAAACGCCGCACAGCGCATTCCTTCGCCGCCACCGCCCGTCTTACACGCGAGAAGAAGACAAAGAGAACAAATAACACGCGGAGGAAGATTGCTAACGGTCGATCTGAAACATCTAAAGGAAAAATATTTGACGTCTTACCAGAAAATTATAGACGCCGGCCTTAACAAACCCGACGACTGTGCTATATGTTTGGATAGTATAAATTACAACAAAGACAACCCCGACGCCGTTATCCTACTAGACTGCGGTCACCTATTTCACTCCGCGTGTTTGGTTAAGTGGCAAAAGAAAATATGTCCCACGTGCAGAACGCCGCATTATCTAAGAACTTCTGCTTCCAGAAATAGCGTTCTACCTATTAGAGATATCGTAGATTTACGCAGCCCACCCGCGACCGAGCGGTCAAATGAAAGGCTGCTGCACAGAGATCAGTTACCGGTCGAAAATAACGTTATGTTGCGAGACAATAGAAGGGCGTCGCGGGAGGTGGGGGTTCGATCTGTGGGATATCAACCGATGCCGTATGCTTTGGATAATTAAACGGTTTGGTGTTCGATATTTTCTAAAACTTCTCTTAGCAATTTATTTTCCAGATCGGTTACGTTAAGCAAGTAGCTCAAGGTTGCCGCTGCGTAAGTGCCCACACTTAGCCATACGAGAGTTCGAGTACCTATTTCTTCGTTGTCCAGGGAAGTGGAGCGTTTTAAGGCTTTTTGGGTGATGTAAATTGACAGAAATACGTTAACCAATACGGGGAAAGACACCACTGATTTTGCTATGTTATCGAACTGTAAATTTGCTCTTTTTGACATTGCGACGTATTTAACGTAGCCGTCTATAACGGTGAGATTTACAAAAGATAGGAGCCAAATCCAGACGATTTCAGACATAGCAAGTCTGTCGCTATCATAGTATTGGGTTGCGCGCAAGAAATATATCGTAAAATAGCATATCATAGATACAGTTAGGATGGCCGTGTTGTATTGCGTGAAATCGCCCTGGTGCGGATTAGCGTAGAGCAACCATCCCGCCATAAATGTTGTTAGCGCGATCGAGAAAAACCATACTTCATTTGGTATGTCTGAGTCTTTGAGAGCGTCGTATTCTCTTATTATTATAGTAGTTACAGCCGTTAAAAACCAGAATACTATGGCCTGTTTTTCGTATTGTCCTGTGTGTCTAACCCATAAGAACATATAAAGTAAAAGGCAAAGAGACGCCATAATAATTCCGAATAGAAGTCGGTAAAGTTTCGATTTTTTTTCGGTGGGTCCAGATATAATTGCGTCGGAATTTAGCCCTATTAATAGAGAACCCACAATTGCAACAAATAACATACCCAAACCTGTGTAGCCGAACCTCTTTTCCGGCGGCATCATCGTCAGAGTTATAATGGGGATTATAACCAGCGGGCTAGCAGCTAACGCCGCGATGTGGGGTCTTTTTGATATATTTCGGAGTATATCGTCTAAATTCCAGTTCCTGACCGCGTTAAATAACAAAATGCTTAGTACCACTACGTACAGAGCCGCCTTGGATAGTGTCTGATCATCTCTTAATCCGCTTAATAGATAGAAAACTATTAGAGACAAAAAGAAAGAATAAATTAATACAACGCTTTCGCTGACATTTGATAAATATTTATTGAGGTCGGTATGGGACGATATAGAGAGTAGAAAAATAACCATCGTTACAAAAACTGGGAGTATTCGGACCGAAAATAAAAGGTTCAAAAGTCCATTTAACATCTTTATCAATATGAAAATATTTAAATATTTAAATATTTATGCCGGATGCCAAGCATAATCCTCTATGCACACCGGTTCGGGATTGCCCTCTTCCAAATATCGTTCTTTCTTTTTCGTAGCCCCGCCTTCGCCGAGTTCGACTTCCAGTTCGAGTTCCGATAATTTCTTCTTTTTCAATACCCAATCCTTAAACATTGCCGTGTTTTTTTCTATCTCACTCATAGTATTATCCTGTTTTCTAGGCAAATACCATGCGTCCGCTATATAATTACAAAACTCCCTGTCTTCATCCCAAACCGTAGAAAATGTTGCCGTATCGTTGTAACATATCAGAGGCGTTTTCTCAAGATCATCGTAAGAAAAAACATCCAAAATGTCTAAACACTCCCGAGTAATGGAAGGTCTAACAACATCTTTAGCCCGCGCCTCTTTAAGCTTATACGCGTAAAATAACGTGAAACACACTGCGTCTGCGATGTCGTGCCTTCTTTCCGAATTTAATTCCCACGCCTTTGTGTGTTTAACGTATAACTGTGCCGCTTTTTCTGTTTCTGCTTTTCTTCCATCGTAATCTAAATGAGTGATGCGCATCCACCCGTGCAAGCTTCTTGGGTGGATCATTTTAACTCGTTCTCTAAATTTTTCGAACAAAAGTATTTCCACGTCTTTGAGGCCTCCGGGGGGTTGTCTTTCTATAAGTATAACGTCGGCTGCATCGAACACTTTTTTCCTAAATAAAACGAGGTGATTGACCCAATCCAGAGGAGTTTTTTCGTGTTGTAATACGCAGTTTTTGTCCGTACAGAATAAGCACATATCTCTTATATTGCAAAGTTCACAGTGTATTACGGTTTCTATTTCGAAATCGAGTGATAGTTCGCAGCTTACGAGGGCGAGGTTCGTTATTCCAACATCTATGCTGAGTATTTTCATTATTTACTTCTTATTCATTTCTTTATGATAGTATATAAAAAGAATATACCGTAATTAATAATGACCGAAACGTCTTGGATAACAAAACTCAAAAAACCAGAGCTCCTCGCAATCGCAAAAATGCGCAAACTCAAAAAATACAGCAGACTTAAAAAAAAACAATTGGCCGACCTCCTCATTTCCCACTATTCCGCCGTCAAAATCCAAAAACTCAAAAAAAACGGAAATTGCCCCTTCACCCTGGAACCCGCTCAACACCCCTTCTACAAAAGAACAACATTCATCAACAAAACACGCCACGTCCAATTCTACAACTTAGAATCCCTCATTTTTTATATTGACCTATCATCTGCTAAAACCCCCACCTGCCCCGTTACCCGAATCCCGTTCTCCCAAAAGGAACTGCGAGAAATACGAACCTTGCAAAAAATTAACAGCATTCAGAAACGACCTTCCGATACTACCACCTTATCCCCAAACGTAGAACAATACAGATCCATTCTCGACTCGTTTGTAGGCGAAATAACGAACCTTATTGCGGAATACCACAACAATAATATTCCTTATAGGGCCGTAGTAGGTTTTGTAGACGAGGCGTACATGCTCGACATTAATCGCAATTATCTCGCTCTTCGACGCGCTTCAAGAGAAGCTGCCTCTGACTTCTACCAAAGAACGGAAAATACCATTTTGCAGGAACCCCAGAACGAACTTCGGGATTACTTCCTCTTCGTGTTCAGAACTTTAAACAACATTCAATTCGAAAATGGCGTATTTGCACTGCCGGAACGACAAAGGTAAAAAATACCACAGAAAGCAATCTCAAGGATTTAAAGCCACAGTCTTTAAGTTATAATAATAATAATAATAATATGGATATCACAAAAGTTGACATAGGTCGGGACCCAGAATTTGATGAACTTCTGAAGAGCATTCACTTCTCGATGCTGTGTCCCGATAATCAAGACGATGATATTATAGAGATAACTCCTTTGCGCATAGTGAGCGTGGTTGTTTGCACGGAGTTGAAAAATACGACGTTGGATTTAAAAAGGATATTTCAGCATTTGGATAAAACTACGGGGGAAAACGGCGATTCTTCCGAAGAAATAAAATACGAGCCAGAAAGACCGAGTAAAAAGGCTCCTAAGGTGAAGGGAAAGAAAAATATGTTTTACAATTGTTTGTTGTGGAAGATTCAAGTTAGGGATGGTCCGGGGGACCACGGTCTGATGAACGTTAGCATAAAATGCTTTCCAAATGGGAAGTTTCAGTACGCGGGATTCAACACCATTCACGCGATAAATTTGGTCACGAGAATTGTATCGTCAAGGTTGAGACAAATAGAAGGTGCAATGACGCCTAACGTTACGAAGATAGAAAGCCCATCTATTATTCAGATAAACAGTTGTTTTTACATTCTAAAAAACAAAAAATGGCAGTTGAAACAGATAATTCTTAATCAGCTGCTCTTGGAAAAGGAGCACGTATCCGTTGGAGGAAACGTGCTAAGTTCAACGTTTATGCCAGAAAAATACCCTGGGATAAACGTCAAATTTAGAATAGGCTCTTCCGGTAAAAAATTGACGTTGCTTATTTTTGCAACAGGTTCCGTTCTGATTAACGGATATAACGACCTGTATTATTACAGAGAAGCTTACTACATGATTTGCAAACTAGTTCACGAACATCGTTCTGAATTAATCATTGAAAATTTCCTTTCGTAAAAATTACATTTCCGTGTCAGTTTCCGAATCCGATTCTGAAACACCCTCATCAATATCATTCATTTTGCTCGGTGGCTTAGTATTCGGTACAAAACTTACAACAGAATCTTTCATTTCAAAGGTTCCCTTATTGTCTGGCTCCAAAATATCGCCAGTTTTAGAATCGGCACCATTAAACTGAACTTTCAGGTTCGCGGGCCGCGCAGGAGTCGACGGTTCCTTCGACGGTTCCTTCGACGCAACAGGTGGCACCGAGCCACCTTTAAATGTTTCCAGCTGTTCTAGTCTCTTCGCGATCGATGTCAAGTGGACTTCGGTGTTCTTTTTGTCTTGGTTGTATTCTCTCATCATAAAATAAATCAGCGCCAAAATTCCAGAGCACAGGACGACAGGTAGTATATCTGCTATTTTAACTTCTCGCTGCGAAGGTTCGGCGATTGTTTGGAATTTAGATGAACTTGGTTGTTTAGAACTGTATTTTGATGAAGATCTCGACGGCGCGGGATTTGGTTGTTCGGTGTTCATGGTGTTATTGTATTTACTTTTTGTTTTTTTAATATTAAGTCGGACGCACGTACACTAATTGTTTGTTGTCGATTATATCTTGTATGGAATCGGTTTTTTTGTCGTTGATGTTAAAGAAGACGTTTTGCGTAAATTGTTCTCCTTGTTGTTGTTCTTCTTGTTGATGACAGCCGGCGGACGATTTGAGTTCTTTTACTCGTTCGTTTGTTATAACGTCGGTCTTCTTATCTTTCGTTATTTCAATGATTTTGGGAAAATCGACTTTGTTTTCGCACAATAAAACCTTGAGTTTATTGAAAATCTCCGTATACACTATTTCTGCATCTTTAAAATCCGAGTCCCGTGCCAAATTTTGGCCCATCTTCTTGAGTTCTTTTACGCAATCGTAGTAAGAATTAATTACCTCTTGCGAATCCGTTGCAACTTCGGGGACCGGCGTGTCGCCCCAACCATCCTCCAACGAATATATAAAATTGTCTATTAACACAAAAGTATCGTTTAATCCGTCTATTTTGGTTTGCAATTCCGTATTAATTGCGCTTTCCGCGGGAGGTTTCCAATCGAGATACTCCAGCGATTTCTTCACCAATTTCATAACCTTAAAAGCTTTTACGAAAGTATTTGTTCCTTCTTCGTCTATAATTTCTTGTATCGAGTCTTTTTCCTTATAATTTCCGAGTGTCGACAGTTTCACGGCCATTTTAGTCAAAAGGTCAGAATAGACTACGGTTTCTTGTTCCAGAGAATGATCGCCTAAAGATACGTATTCCGCTAGGGTTTCTTTATATAAAGAATAAACATCGAGTAAAATTTCTTTCTTCGGAACTGGGTCTTCTTTCTTCTGTTCTATATTAAATAACAAGGAATAGCCAAAGGCCGATGCAATAACCGCGTAGACAACGTACTTTTGCTGTTTTATACTCATTTTAAATGTCGTCGTATTTGAAAATACCAATATAAAAACGATTAATCCCCACAAAAATACAGCTATGTGCCCTAACGTTTTCCTGAAATATCCCAGCACGGGAAGATTCGGGAAAAAAAGAACAAAGGTTACAGATATAGCAGCAACTAAAGGTAATAATATGTTTTTGAATATGCCACCCGTACTGGTACGCACAACGTTACTAGCTTCTGGATATTCTGTCCCCGGTGAATCTGGTTGCAATTCTAGTATTTCTGACATTATTTAATATAAACCCTCTATTTTTTTTTCACTTGTTTCTCGGCGTTCTCGGCGTTCTTATTACAGTTCTTTTGCGAAAACACGATTTTTCTGTAACTCCTACGGTGTATATACTATCAAATATAGCAGCAGCTTTATGTCTCGAACTATAAGACATAAATTCGGCAAGATCCGTTTCGTCGAAGAACTCCTGTATTATACGCTTGATATCCTTTTTACCGGGCGCTCTGTTCTTGTACTGTTTCTTTCTTTCGAACGTATACACCTTGTTATCACCCATTACTTCTACTCTATTTGTGCCGTCAACGATAGCTTTCTTATTCATTTTGGATTTTATCCATTCCTCTAATTTTGCGTGCTGGGTTCTAGTATCTTTGAGCTTTTCTTTGTAAACTTCGAGCTCTCTTTCTAAGCTAGACATCTGTTTCAATTTTCTGGAGAACCTCTCATCTTCCGTCTCTAGCTTATTACTCGGATCTCTAAGTCTAGAAGATATGCTGTTTAATGCGGTCAGTCTACCCGTATCCATGGTGGACGTGGAACATCTGCTAATTACGCTCATACTTAAAAAATACCCACGATTTTTGTTTTAAAAAATAAACGCCATCCTTTATCAATAAGTAAGATGACGCTTAGTTCAAAACAACTCTGCTTCTGCAACAAGCAAGTTACAACGGTGACTGACATAAAAAGGAACGTTGTAGTAAGAAAATGCCCGATTCTCAAAAGAGTATTTCTCGACCTGAAATTTGTAAAAACTGCGAGCGGCAGCGGTTACACCGGTATAGAACTCGTAGAATCAGAAAAGGAGGGAACTCCGTGTTCCTACTACGAGGAAATTAAAATAGATACCACGAAAAGAAGCTGGGTTAAAAAGTGGGCGATATTCTGCGAAGGTATTGTCACCGCGGCTCGAGAACGGTCCGTTCTGAAAAAAATGAAATTAACTCCGGAAGAAGACTTCAAAAAAACTATACAAATGTTAATTCAAAAGGTTGAAACGAGAAACAGCTTTAACCCCATGACGTGGGAAACTATAGACAAACTAAACTTTTACGCGTCTCAGCATCTGCTAATAGAGCCCTGGAATATGTCTGGACCCGATAAAGAAACGTTTGAGGAATTTTTGGAACGTTTCAAGAAGCAGCCGGTAATCGACAAAAGCTACATTCTTTACAAAAAGAAGTACTTTGCATTCGTCGAAAAGAAAAGGAACAGGGCGCGCGTTAGAGAAAAAAGTATAGATGCACTATCTATGTTTCCGCGACTGCAATCGCACGCCAGAAAATCTCTAAAAAAGGCAGAAAAGAAAAGGAGACAAGAAATTGACAAGTTTGCCGTAGATTTACAGATCGAACAGTTCGAAAAAATATACTACAATATTAAGAAATCCGACAACAAATACGAAACTTTAAATTACGAAGGCGTAGATGACATAGAATACATAGACGATGAAAATAAAGAGTTAGAATTCGAAAACGAAAGCGAAAGCGAAGACGAAAATAGCATATCGTCTTCCGCTAAGGACGACGAAGAAGAATTAGACGAAGAAGAAAACGAAGAATTTGACGGCGAAGAATACGAAGAAGATGAAAATATCGAATGGTAATATTAAATTCTTTGTTTATAAATAAATGACAGACGACACAAATATCCACAACGGTATGATGACAAAAGTATGGGGACCTCCCGGTTGGTTTTTCTTACATTGTATCACGTTTGGGTTCCCCGTTGACCCTGCTAAATTTGACGAGGAAAAGGGATTACACGAAAATACCACAAGAACTGCGTACTACAATTTTTTTATGAATGTCGGCGATATTCTACCCTGTAAATACTGCAGAGAATCTTACAAAGAATTTCTTAAAGATGGAAATATAGGTCCTCCCGACGTAACAAATAGGGACTCGTTGGTCGAGTGGTTTTGGAAAATGCACAATAGGGTGAATACAAAGTTAGGCGATAAATACGAAGATGTCGATCTAGAGAGCGTCAAAGAAAAATACGAAGAATTCAGGGCGCGTTGCGATAAAAATAAGATAGAGAACGGCTGTTCAGTGCCCCTTAACGGTAAAAAGCTTTGCAGCAAGGTCGAGGTTTATCCTTGTCCGAATTCTTCTGTCGCTTACGAAGTCGAAGGTTTTTCTCAAACCGCAGACGTATCTGAAAAAAATACGGGCTGCAAAAAAAGAGAGTTGCTTATTTTAATCTGTGGTTTTATTATTTTAAGAATATTGTTCGGAATTTTGTATGAAATGGTCTGTTCTCAATGATTCTATATATTTTTACGGTATATGGTTAATTGTACCTCAAGTAAAATACTTAAAAACACGTGATAATCGATATTAATAATGGAAACTCACTACGAGTATGCACCAAAATTAGAGGGCTCTACATACAGCGATTTCTTAGATGATATACCAGCAAATATGATATCATATTCTTGTAAGTGCCCCAGATCAACCGGTAAGTATAACTCCAAAGCTCGTTTAATTCAACACATAAAAAGAGACGGACACAAAGCATGGCTAGTTTCTTTAAACGAAAATAATCAACAACCACAATTCTGCACTAAAATAGAACATCGCGAAGACAACGCAGATTATATAACCTCCAACTTTATTACCGAATCAGATCAAGACAACGTCGCACAAGACAACGTCGCACAAGACAACGTCGCACAAGACAACGTCGCACAAGACAACGTCGCACAAGACAACGTCGAAGACAACGTAGATTACATAATGCCTGATGTTATTACCGAATTACAAGAAGACAACGTAGCACAAGACAACGTCGAAGACGGTTATATTTCGGATACATACGGAGCTTTATCTGACGCGTCGTTTGAGGAGGAGCAAGACGAATACGAACAACGCATTATAAACTTGCAAGTTCAAATTAACGATTTAAAAAATCACGTTAAAATATTAGATTCTGAACTATGTCATCAAAAAAATTTATTTGCCATTATCGTATTAGGAGCATTGGCGGTGATAATACCGAAACTGTTCGAAAAGAATTAATTTAAATGCGGCATATTTTATCGCGCAAGGGTTTTGCCCTACATTGCGGGCAATTTCCCTTTTGTTCATCCCATCTTATATAACACCCGTTGCACAGTTTATGCAAGCAATAGTAATTTAACGTCATAAATTTGTATTGTTTTCTACAAACGACGCACTCTGTAATGTTTGCAGTTTCATCGACGAAACATCTCCAATTTCTTTGAATTCGAATCGCCGATTTCTTACGTATAAAATAAAACACGCTTTCGCCGCCTTCGCAACCTCGGAATACTTCGCCCGCTTCTCCCCCAACATTGCCTCTAAGATTGTCTTCGGTCATATTTTATACCGAAACGATATTTTAAATATTTTACCGAATACATTTAAAGCATAACACGTATTTTATTTATAACGATGAAAACAATACTCGACGAAAGAGGCTACGGCATTCTCAAAACTGAAATCAACCCGGAAACTCTGAAAAAACACAAAAAGGCCCTGTGTTTCAAACCCGTCGTACTGCAAGGATACGACTTTGCGCCGCCCAAACCCGTATGCATGTACAGAGAAAGCCCAAAACGCATCTGGATGCCGAAATTTTACGGAATACAACACTTCGGACCGCCGGCCCATTCTAACGAAAGACTCGGCGAAAAAATAGATCCAGAATTTAACGGTTCTCTTAAACCAGAACAACTTAAAATTATAAACGACGTCTTACCCGTAATAAAAGATACCGGCGGCGGAATTCTGTGCTTGCCGACCGGCTTCGGAAAAACTGTGTGCGCCATATACATAGCGTGCCAACTCGGCGTTAAAACGCTGTGGATAACACATAAAACAAATCTAATGGAACAAACAAAAGAAAGATTCGAAACATTCACAAACGAAACGGTGGGGACAATTCAGCAAAATACAATAGATACCAACCACCCCTTCGTAATGGGTATGCTTCAATCCATATCAATGCGCGACTACCCTCCCGAACTTTTTCAACAGTTCGGTCTCGTCATTTTCGACGAAGCTCATCACGTCCCTAGCCAAGTATTTAGCCGATGTCTCTGGAAAGTGACGTCTCGATACACCCTGGGTTTAAGCGCCACGCTCGAAAGAAAAGACAAGCTAACAGACATTGCAAAAATATCCATTGGGCCGATTCTCGCGACGGTCGAAACTCAACTTAAAATACCAATCGTACGCAGAGTTCGCGCCCAATACGACGAGGACAACTTAAAAATAGAGCATCTCAACAAGGCCGGCAAACCTGACACTGCAAAACTGCTGAATGACACTATAAATGACGCGAAAAGAAACAGCATAATTATAAAAGAGGTGGAATCCGCGTACAACGAAGGGCGTTCTATTCTTGTTCTTTCGGACCGCGTGGCTCACTGCGAAGAACTGTATGACAGAATAAGATACAACATTTCTTCCCGCGAAGAGGGCGAAGAACACGTAGGGTTGTACATTGGAAGCAGAAAAAAGGAGCAATTAGCTCTGGCTAATTACTGCCCCATTATCGTTGCCACTTACAATATGTGCGCGGAAGGTTACGACAATTCAAATATAAACACGGTGGTGTTATCAACGAGCAAAAGAGATATCCGTCAAGCAGCCGGTAGAGTTTTAGGTCTCAGAAGCGGCGGGGGGTTTAGACCGTTGATAATAGATATAGCAGACAGCTGGGGCGCTGCGCTCAATCAGGCGTACGCTAGGAGTCGTTGGTATCAAGAAAACGGATTTGAAGTTAAGAATGTGGGATTTAAGAGCAAGCAGAGCGAGCAGAGCGA